TCTATCTTATAGATGTGATATATGTAAAAATGTCAAATTTACTGATTTGACGAGTAAATGTATGCAAATTTATGTAAAATTCATTAAAATTTATAAATATATTATTTCCATTTATCTTATAGATATAATTTATATCTTATTTACAAATTTATATATATTATTTACATTGTTTTATTTTAAATCCTATCCAACACATCATTCTCTCTTTACCAATTCTTCGTCTTTTATATTCGGAACAACAATTAGGATATACTATAGATATAAATTTAGTTATACAATTTGAATATACAGAAAAATCTTTATGATCTAATTTACGAGTTGATGATATAAGTATATCTTTAATCGTTATGTAATCTGTGTATAATCCGGTGAATATTAAATTATTCTTTAACCATTCATCAAAAATATCATCATTTACATTATCCAATATTAAATTCATGATAGTTTGATACCATGATGAATCATTCTCTCCCATATCGAATGTTAAATCTACCATATGTTCATTTTTTTCAACTGGATGTAAAACAAAAACTTCCGTAAATTTTATGGTACTTTTCACATTACTTTTAATAAACATATCTGTTTTTGTATTTCCTATTACTTTATTTAATAATTGTATAAATGTAGATCTACCACTTTGTTTAGACCCCCCGAAAATAACAGGAGAATGATTTCCTTTATTACATAATATATCATAACATATAGATAATATGATATTTAATGATCTTTTATTCGGTAAAATATCTTGTAAATATTTCATAACTATAGGATTTCGAATACTATTGTTATAAGTGTAACATAAATATTTTGTGATATAGTCGTATTTGTCATGAGGTCTAAATATTTTTGTGTCGATCTCATATACACCGTTCATGAACGGTATTATGTTTTTAGAATTAAATGTAATATTGTGTATTATGAAATATGATGCTAAATATTTGTATAAAGATATTTTTTTATCCGTTACAAATTTTATACATTTATACATTTTACTTTTCCATTTTTCAGATATTATGATTTTCATAAGATTAGTTAATGTATTATTAATTTTGTTATACACCAAAGAATATGTATAATTATTACATTTGTCTATATTCCATCTATCATAGAGATAAATATATATTTCTTTATTATAAGATATTATTTTATTTTCGTTGTATACTGCTATTGAATATAAGTTATATTCAGTACATTCATTCATATATAATTCGTATAAATTTCTTTCCATTCCAGTTATATAGAATTGAGAAGGAATAACTATTTTTTCATCTATATCATCGTAAAGTTTAGAAAGATATTCGCTATATTGAGAAGAAGTATAAATATTATGTATCTTATAAGAACATTCGTCGTCGAGACATTTCATAAAACACATTTTATTATTAAATATAATATATTGCTTTTTTACTGCGTTTTCTGATGAAAATGGACATATACTTCCAGATAATTTTAATGCGTAATGAGTAGATTTATTATAATAATCTTCTACATCTCTATCGTATTTTATTTTTATAAATTTTTTTACTTCTTCGTACTCTTCTTTACTTCCAATCACAAAACATGTATTATCTGTAAATTTATAATCGGGCAGTCCTATAGTAATATATATCGGGGTATCATCATTCATATAGTGAATAAATGTTTCTTTTCTATCAAAATCATCGCTTAATATATTTTTGTACAAAATAGAATTATTGATATCTTTAAATTTATAACTTCCGTAAGTTCTTATCGTTTCGTTATTCGTAATATTTAATATATTTAAATTAGAATATAAATTATACAAAGATGATCTATTATCCATCATTATACATCTATGAGTCGTTTTATCATTCAATTTATAAATTATATGATGAGATAATTCAGAGGATAATATTATTCTTCGTATGTTATATACATCGTTAAATTTATTGAGTATTTTAGAATGAATATCTGATATATATATCTCGCTATTTATATCGAAAAATATATTTATAGGTTTATTATTATCTATATATTCGTATATATCTCTAGTTTCATCTATTATATCGATAAAATCATCGTAAGAAATACAATATTCATAATTATATTTAGATCCTTTTGTATATATTATAGATCCAGGTGGAGAAGTACTTAATATGATTTCTTTCTTCATTCTTATTCTTCTTCTTTTCTTTGTTAATTACATTTTATCAGTTTTATTTAAAAGAATAAAATATATATTTAAAATGGCTATCGTTAATATGTTTTTCGATACCACAGATGAAATAGATATTATACAAGTTAAAAATAAAATATTCGATGCATTATATCAACAATATTCTATAAGAATTATATCATTATATTCTTCAAATACGATAAGATATAGGTATATATTTAAAATATATAATGAAGATATTCCAATCGTTTTCGATAACTGTGAATCTCTTATGAATCTATGTATTAAGTGTAACATAACTAAAAATATAATATCTAATTCTTATCTATTGAATAGAACTGATGATGATGTCGAATATCACGATACTGGGAATTATTTATGTATGTCAAAAGAGGAAATGTCCCCGTGGTATGTAGAAAATAATTCAGAAGTAATATATTCATTATATCCTATTCAGTTTTCGATTAAAGGTAAAATATTATGTACAAAATATGAATTATCATTGGTAATTCCATTCGTGGAAAAGGTATATATGAGAACTATAACTAATTACTTTAATTATGGTGATAAATATATTTTTACTTTAGAATTTGAACAATGTTTTTTTAAAACTCCGGAATGTAAATCCCATCAATGTATAGTGTATGCAAATAAAAAATGTTACGGAGTATGTTTAAATGAAAAATGTCGGAAAAAAATTCATAAAATAGTACATAATGTATTATATCCCGATGAAATAAAAATAATGTATATATCGGAAAAGAAATCTTCTTATTTCGATAATGTAATAGGAAATTTTGTGCACAATATTTATAAACTTAAATATTCGGTAATATTATTATTTGAATCGAGTGATATTCACGTTATTGTTCATGAAAAATGTTTATTCACAGGAGAAGAAAATCATGATGCTATTATATATATAACATTATTTAATTCTATTTATGTTTGTGAGACATGTGATAAAGGTGATATTCCAATTCCATTTTCGGTATATCCGAATGAAATTCAAGATCTATTCATAGATATTCACCAAGCTGAAATAGAAGCAACAAAATGTATGAAAAAACATATAGACGTTAATGCGATAGCTGTATTCGATAGAAAAGATAAAAAATTCAAAAGTAAATGTAGTAGAGATTGTATATTCCATTTTAACGACTATTCTACAGATATTGTAGAATATACCATATCTACAAATGGATTTATAGTATATTGTAATAATAATTATACTATTAAATGTAATGTAGATTCGTATGAATTATTAAAAGTAAATAGAGTATTGTCAGCATTTTACAGAAATAGTACTATATACGGAACATATATGGATATGCCTCTTCATTTCTTCTCTGGTGATGAAAAACTAAAAAATATGTTTATTATGTTGATGGAATGTAGAACAGAAAAAATAATAATGGATATATTATGTCACGATGAAAAACGATTCTTATATTATAATGGTGTATTTTATGTGTATAAAAATAACTTATGGATAAAGGATAATAATTACGAAGAATCTGTAGATATGTTATACAATAAAATATATTTTACATTATCTATCATGTCTGTATATTCAACACAAGATAATAATTATTCTATGGAAAAGAATATTATAGCAGTAGATAGATATATAAGCGATAGAAAAATATTAAAAAAATGTATAAAACAATCGGAAAGTAGATTTATGAAAGACGACGATAAATTATTTGATAATAATAATGATATTATACCTTTTATAAATGGAGTATATGAAATATCATCTAAAGAAATTAGACCGCACAAAGAAGAAGATTATGTAACAAAGTATATATTCTGTGAATATTAATTTTCATAAATTATGAAAATTAATATTTTTTTATATGTCTTTCCATTTAATATTTTATGCATAATGGATAACGCTGTATTATTAGCGGTAAGAAACAACCATGAAATATTATTATGTTTCCCGTATAAAGAATTTGAAGAAGAAGAAAGATATGGAATAGGAAGAAGAAATTTAATACCTACAACAAATGTAGTTATCTATGTATTTTTTGATGTAACAAGACGAATATGCGAAAGAGAATCAAAAATGATGTTTAATCTTATAAGAAATGATTTTATGGAATTATTCCCTATATATAAAGAGGAAGAACCTTCATATATACCTAGCGAAGATGATCATAATATTGTTCATTGTACATTAACATATTCAATAACCGAATAACATAATTATTATTATGAAAACCAATATGATACATAATACAAATAATAGATAATCGCTATTATTTTTAACCCATGTTTTAAATGTTCCTATATTAGATCCACTACATTGAACTTTTGTAATTAATCCTGGAGTGTTTTTATCGAATATATAACATTCGTCACAATTCTGAGTAAATTGTAAATGATCTATATTAGAAGCTGTACTATATATAGATATTCCATCAAAATAACATTTACATTTTTCACCTATACATCCAGAACATATTTGATTGAATGATATAGTGTCAACCGAAGAATTTAATATATTTATTACTATATCATCTATTATGCAATTTGTTTGTTCACACGATATAATTTTAGGAGGAACTGTATATTGAAGAACACATATACTATCGCATGTTTTTAATTGATCTTCATCTATTATTCCTTTTTGATGTTCGTAATTAAAATCTGCGAGATGACATCCACACGCAGATATTATATTTCTATTCATTAAAATACTAGTATCATTAGCAGCATGGGATACTTCATCTCTTGATATTAATTTACATATATCATTTAGAATGATATCGCATAATCCTGCTGATGCAGCACAAAATTCTAAATATATTGATAATACAGTTTGAGCATTCTGATCTGTAGTTTTTATTCCTAATGTTCCTACATCTTTTTCCCATGTAGTTATTGCATCTAATATTATCGAATTTTTATTAATTAAATTTACTACCGAAGATGTTATATGATAACAATTTTTCATAGGATTCCAATCTTGCCATTTATCTGAACCTGAACAATATTGTTTAATATAAGGTAAACATGCATCACTATTCCAATCTATATATTTTACATCACATCCTATATCCCAAGGATAAGGATAAGCACAACAAGATTCTGGAGTCATTTATATAAAAATATAAACATTATATTTTATAAATATAAATGGAAGAAACTGTTATAATATACCCAGAAAATAGTATAATAGATAAGATAGTAGTTTCGTGTAATAGTTTATTAAAAAATAAAAAAAAAGTATCTTGTTCGCATAATCCTTCGGTAGAAGAATTAAAATCTGTTATAAAAAATAAAAATGGTATATTTGTAGGAGATTATTATTCTAAAATATACGGAGAAATATGTGATTTATGTAATACAACCACATTTATATTAAAAGAAAATTGTATACTTCCTGATGAAACACTCATATGCACGGTAGAGAAATGGGAATTTTATTGGAATGATTTAAAAAGTAATATATCAGAATTATTGACCAGTATTTACAATTATACATTTCTATTCCCCAGTGAGGTAGATAGATCCATTTATTATGGATTAGAAAAATTAGGATTTATACAATTCCCATTAGACGAGATAGAAAAATTTATATCTAATTCCGAATATACTAGAACATATGTTATAAATTTAGGAAGACAAGATTATCTATATTACGAAGATCTCATAAAATATAGATGTCTAGAATGTAAAGTTACAACGATTAAAATTCCAGATCCTGTTAAAATATCTGTATGTTTCGGTGATTATCCTGTAGTATCTACTTTATGTTATGTTATAGACGAATTAAATGTATCGTGTTCAGTTATGATACATATAAATTTAAATACATCCGTTGTATCAGGTATAGCTATGTCAAAAAAAGGTTTAGCTTTATCTGTTATTAAATTCTTTTTTAATAATTCTTTCAGAGGAAATAAATATAAAGCGTACGGAGATGGATCTATACATAAATTAAAAAGTATATTAAAAGTATAAATTATGGTTATAAAATGGATGAGTATACGATCCCATTACGAGAAAAGAAAAAGAAGAAAAAGAAAATTATAATAGAAAAAGAAAATGATACGACCGAATATAATTATCTTTTACAGAGATTGTACGATAATATGACTAATGATGGGATAAAAATACAAGATGAAATGTGTAAATTTGTAAAACCGATAATTAAAATAGAAAAAATGAATAAGATTGTAATTGTAAATTTTAATAAAATATGTAATTCTATAAAAAGAAGTAAATTTCTATTATCTAAATATATATCTGAATCAATAGGCAAATGTACAATAGTAGATGATTCTCTTATAATAAGAGAATCTATAAAAGATCCTATATATGTTATAGAAAGTAGTATAAAAAAATATATTAAACATTATGTATTATGTAAAAATATGTGTAATACTGTAACCTATATCGAAGGTAAATATACAATATGTCCTAGATGTAAATGTTCTTACATAAATAAATTTAATAAGTAATAATGGATGTGATAAAAAATATGGTATCAAATGTAGATGATTTGTATGAAGCAATGGGAAATGTAATGTACAATAATAAAAATATAGATATAACTATATCGGATATACAAAATAATAGATTTGGCGTTAATTCCACCCCGGTAATAAATTTATATAAAAAGAATGATATATTAATAAAAGATGAAAATGTATTTCCGTGTCATAAAAAAAAATGTTGTTCTACTCCAGATGTAACGTTTGCGCAATTACAAACTAGATCTGGTGATGAACCAGCTGTAATATATTACGTATGTAATTCTTGTAATAGAAGGTGGAAAGAATAATTAAACATCATCTTCGTATTCTTCATATTCTATCTCTTCTTCATCATCATCTTCTTCTTCATCTTCTTCTTCATCTTCTTCTTCAACATCGTCATCATTTATAGGTTTTTCATCTATCGATATACATTTTTTTTCGTATTCCCATCCCATTTTTTTACATAAATTTATATCACTTTCTTCTAGATTTACAACCGTGTCTCCTACTTGTTTTCCATAAATTATATCTTCATCATCTTTAAAAACTAAATGTGAATCTTCTTCTTCATAATTTCCATATTTATTTTTATAAATAGGAGTATTATTTTTCGTCATTTCGGATAAACACGAATTAGTAGTAGAATGTTTTTTACAATATCCGTATATATTTAAATCATTCATATTTTTACATATTTTTTCTATCATAGTTGCTTTAAATTTACATACACCATTATCATCGTCATTTTTCCGTATAATATTTCCAGATGACATGTTGTTATATATCTCTGTTATTTTTTTTTATATACATATTCTTTTTATGAATATGTATATATTTATATATTTATATTTTATTTCTAAGTTTATATTTCGCTTCTTCATCGTATTCATTATCATCTATTTGTAATAATTTCATTTCATCGCAATTATCTTCATCATCTTCTTTCGGTTTATTATTACCGAATATATATTCATTAATAGTATCTTGTGTTAATACTTTAGTTTCACCGTGATAATATCCTATTTCATTCATTTCTTCTTGTAAACATAAATATAATTGAACTACATTATATCTTAATGTAATAACTGCAGGATCTTTACAATATATATCTCTAAATTGTATTACTGCATAATATTCACTTCGTCTATTAGATATTTTTCCAATCATATCGAATGGAACTTCATGTCTTACATCTGTTGAATTTATATCTTTTACTAGATATACTTTAGTCATATAATCTACTTTACAATATCCTCTTTTTACAGAGTAAGAGTCTGATATTTTATCTGACTCTACTTCGTTAAAAAACTTTTTTATAGATATAATCTGAGGACCTTTTCTTAATATCCCCCACATCATATTGTCTATATCTCTATTTTGTTTTATCTCATTTATTTTATTTACAGCTGCTGTGTAAGTAATATCGAAGAAATTCATTACATTTTTTTCTACAGCAGTATGTTTAGTAGTATCATCTTGTTCTTGAATCGAAAAAGAATAAAAATCTTTATCTTCACTTTCTTTACTTTTAATTTTCAATAATCCTCTACCACATTTCATAGGTGTTTTAAATAGTAATGGTTTCATATAATTACCATATATTACATTTATAATGTATTGTACAACAGGAACTCTTTGACTTTTAGCGATCATAACAGCTAATTTAAATTTTATATCCGACAGATTTATCAATGATGAATCTTCGAATGGTTTCTCTATATCTCTAGAATGTATTCCTCTATAAGTTGCCATGTTTAGTTATATATGTAGAATTATATAATATATCTTAATCAATTTTATTTCATTAAATAAAATGTCTATAGAAGACTATATAGATATATTCAATATAGATGATGATGATGATGATGATTATATCTTAGATGAAGGAGTAGCATACAAAGATATAGAACGATCGGATAAAGAAGATAAATGTGGAATAGGATTTATTACAAGTGGTAAAATATATTTATCCCCATGGGAAAGAAATATAGTAAAATGTTGTAATATATTATTATCTAAAATTTATGACGATTATATTTATCAAAATCAAATAAAAGATATTATATCTATTATGAAACAAATAGAATATTTACAATATCTAAATGCTGATGTATTAATTCCTGCATTTATTTATGCATCTTTTGTAAATGATAAGAAATATGTGTATAATTCTAATACATTTAACAAATTTTACAATTATGTTTCTGAATATGTTATAGGTATAGAACAATGTGATTTATTAAGATATGTACGATTATTATTTGGATTTGATAATATAACTATAAAATATACATTTTAATTTTTATTACAATAATAAAATGTATAACGGAACAACATACAATACTGATGTTAAACCTACACCAATTACTCCTAGTACTAATTATATGAGATATATATATATAATTATAGCGATTATTATTATAGCTATAATTCTAATAACCGTGATATATTATACCATGAATACAAAAATATATAAAGGTAGAGGAAAAAGAGTATATTCACCGGAAGAATTTGTACAGTATTAATAATATGACAATAACATCTATTATTAAATATTACGGTATTATTACAATAATAATTATCATAATATATATTATCATAATATATATATTTTTTAATAATCCATCTATGACAATGAATTACATTGATGAATGGGGAATACCTGATCTATCAGATTTTGATTATTAAATATAAAAAAAAGTAATGTAATATAACGATATGGCAATAGAAGATAAAAATAAAAAATCTCAATGGAAAAAGTATATTTTAATAATTGCTACTATTTTATTAATAGGTATAGGATGTACAATATTTTATATATATTTTATGAATGGATATAAAAATCTATCTTCTGAAGAAGTAGAAATTACCCCTTTAACTGATAATCCGAGACATATTAGTAGAAAAATACAGAGAAATCCATCATTCGCAATGGAAGGAAGTAAATCTAGATTTACATAAATTTATATTTTATCTACTATTTTAACAGCGAAATCGATAGTTATAAATATATTTTTATCCGTTGATATATTTTCTAATATAGTTATTCTTTCTTTAGGAATATTTTCATCTGTAATATTTTTCCGTGTAATCTTAGTATGTGTTGGTAAACTTATATCTTCATTAAAATCTACTATATCATTAGTTGATTGAGGATATAATATATTCAGATGTTTTTCGTTTTCATCAACCATATCCATAGTTGATAATTTTTCATATTTATTTGTAGGTAAAAGATTGTCTGATATTTTATATGGTATATCTGTAAATATATCTTGTATTTGATTAAATATACCTTTTACTTCAGGAATTAATATCTTTATTTCTGGAATAAGAATATCTTTTACTTCAGGAATAAGAATATCTTGTACTTCAGGAATAAGAATATCTTTTACTTCAGGAATAAAAATATCTTTTACTTCAGGAATAAAAATATCTTTTACTTCAGGAATAAGAATATCTTTTACTTCAGGAATAAGAATATCTTTTACTTCAGAAATATCTTTTATTTCAGAAGATGATATTTCTTCAACAATACCATGTAAATTTTCTATTATAGTATTTGTAGAACCTGGTCTATCGATCGATTCTGATCGATGTATAGTATGTTTTAATATTTTATCATTAGCTATATCTCTTTGTCTAATCATTTCTTCTATAAATTTCTGTTGAGATAATAATTCTTCGTTTGTTATAGTATTATTAATTTGATAATTCATTTGAGGAGTAGCCATTATATATATATAATATTTTATTATTATTATTTATTATCTTTATATATAGCTCTATATAATCCGGTAAAAAATAAGTTTAACTTTTCTTCATAAGTTAAATTAAAACTTATGAAAGGTTTATTACAATATATAGTTATATAATTATCTATATCATACTTATTTTTAATCAATGTATTATATAAAGCTTGTTTTAATGGAAAGTTTAAAATCTGGTAGACATAATTTATAAATATATTAGTATTCAAATTTTTACAAGTTATCGATACAGCTAATATATTATTCATCGTATCATCTATTACATCTATAGGGAAATTATTTGCTAATCCTCCATCTATATATTTACATCCCTTATATTCTATCTCTTGAAATATAAACGGTAAATTACATGACATATTTATGGCATCTATAACCGATAAATCGGGATTATTTATATAACTTAATATTTCAATTCTAGATTTAGTTATATTGGATGTAGTAATGAATAATCTTTTATTGGTTAAAGAATATAATTCGTACATCGTAGGAATAAACTGTAGTTTTTTATACACCAATAATTCTACCATATATGTTATATCTTTTATAGGATATAATCCATTTTTCATTATAGTATCGTATAACGATATTTTGAAATTTAATAATGTATCTTTTTGTACTATCGATTTAAATATTTCAATAGATGTATATCCTACATTTAATAATAAACATATTATAGATCCGATAGATGTTCCTATATATGTATTAAAATTAGTAAATCCAATAGATTCGTAATAATATATCACACCTAAATGTGATATACCATTACAACCTCCTCCACTTAATATTAAAGTTTTATATTTCATTTTAAAATATATTTTAAAGAATTTAAATGTTATATATTAAATATTATGAATAAATCATTAACAGAAAGACAGGAATTAAATAAATTAATTACTATACATTCAGGTCTAAATAGATATCTGAATTTAGAATTTTATAAAAATAAAAATATTGTAAAATGTACTAAAAATGATCAAGGTTTATCGTGTAACGATCAAACAGTTCATTTTGATTCTAAACTGTTATCTAATTGCGATGTTTTAATTTCAATAGATTGGATTACGGATGTAAATCCTACTACAGATTTTCTTTTGTTGATAGGTAATACTACAACATCTGAAATAGTAGCGTATAGAATTATAGATGAAAATAATAAAGCTCATACAACTATCTCAACTAGATTTTACGATAAAACATTTATATCTGTAAGTGGATTTAATTATAACGTATTGAATATGTTATTATTACAAATATCTGATAGTTATAGATATAATATTCCGATAGATGAATCGAAACACTCTAGTCATAATAAATTTCCTATTGAAATATATATGATGATTAAATTTATATCTAATATAGGAGATATAATAAATATATATTCTGGTGATTATAAATGTAAATTAATTAAACATCTCGATTATTGGTATTCTTTACCGATCGAAAATAGTTGTCTAAATAAAGAATGTACATTAATAGTAATGGATGTTATACCTATAAATATGAAAGAAGAAGTTACAATTAGTGTTTATCTTAATAGTAATGAAAATAGAATATTACATTATAAATCTCATTCCGATGAAGAAAGTAATAAAACATTATGTATATTATCGGAAAATGATAAATTTCATATAAAAGGAACTAATGTGTCATACGTTAAGATAATTCTTAAAAAATAGATTTACCCACATCTTCTAATTTCTAATTCCAAATTTAATGCACTTCCGCTATCACTTATAAGTTGAAATGTTTTTCTTGTATTAGTTATAAGTACGTACGCCATAGTAGATGTACTTACAAAAGGGAATGGATTTATAGATTGAGGGGAAAAATATGAAAAACAATATGTAGGAGTTCCTGTATCGGTAAATACAACAGCTGATTTATATGTTCCAGGTATATTAGCTTGTGTTACAAGTGTAAATTTGCACACTCCACCAAATAATTTAGATGTAGGTTCAATAGTTATAAGATTGCTACTCCAGTTTAACGAATCTACTGAACCTTGTTCTATTATTATACTATTATCATTACTGTAGAAACTAGGATAACTCGCATTTCCTCCTAATACTGTTGTTACACATCTGAATACTACGAATGATTTCATCAAATAATCTAATGTTAATGCATCATCAATATTTGTTGCTACACCTACTTTTGTAATAGGAAAAGTACCGGCATTTATTCCACCTGTCATAGTTCCTCCTGATAATGCTAGATAATTAGCCTTACAATATAATACATTTACAACATCATCATCTTCAGCAGGAACATGAGTCATTTTAATAGTATTTCCATTCATATGTAAAACTCCTGTCATAGTATCTCCTGCTTTCATTACATATTTTCCATCTGCATACCCCATATTCACAGCATCAGTAGGAACAGTAGGATTAGCTAGATTTATAATTTTAAAATTATTCATATTTAATGTTCCAATCATAGGTGTAGTTCCATCAGGAGATAATCCTGATGGATGAGCTCTTATATATGCTAAATTTACTAGATCAGCAGGATCAACAGGAATATATGTAGTAGTTATCTTCTGATTTCCCATATCTAATGTTCCTGTCATAGTATCTCCTGTTGTATTTACGTAATGTAAATCTGCATACTGTAAAGTCATAGCATCGGTAGGTAATGAAGGATCATATAAATTAGTTATTTTAAAATTATTCATATCTATATCTCTATTTAAGGGGTTAGTCATAAAAGATTTTGCTCGTAAAAACGCAATATTTACTACATCAGCAGGATTAACAGGAACATAAGTAGTAGTTATTTTATTACTCCCCATATCTAATGTTCCTGTCATAATATCTCCTGTTATATTAACATATCTACTATCTGCAAATCCTAATGATAATGCATCAGTAGGATTAATGGGATCAGCTAAATTTATAATTTTAAAACTGTTCATATTTAATGCTCCACTCATAGGTGTAACACCACTCGATTGAAATGAATTAGTTTTTAAATACGCTAAATTTACTACATCAGCATTATTTATAGGAATATAAGTAGAAGTTATCTTATTATTTCCCATATCTAATGTTCCAGTCATAGCATCACCTGTTGTATTAACATATCTACTGTCTGCAAATCCCAATGATAATGCATCACCCGGATCGGTAGGATTTTGTAAATTAGTAATTTTATTATTATTCATATTAATATTAGTAGTGTTACTACTGATACTTCCGCTTCCACTTCCATTATGAGCAGTAAAATAAGCTAAATTTATTACATCAGCAGGATTAACAGGAATATATGTAGTAGTTATCTTCTGATTTCCCATATCTAATGTTCCTGTCATAATATCACCGGATACTGATACATATTTAGAATCCATATAATTTATTTGATCGGAATTAAATATTTCCCCAATAGGTACAGGTATACTGTAATTACCTCCTATTGGTATCCATTTTGAACCTATTGAATAATATAACAAATTATCTCCAATATTATAAATTATTGATCCTTTACTTTCTTGAGGAATACTACTAACATTATGTAATGGTGCTTTAAGATAAGACAATCCTGATATAGATTTTACGTGACTATCAGCAGCTATATGGTACATATTTATATATATTTATATTTTTTTTATAAATATAAATGACTACGAAAGAATATTTCAAATTACCAGATCTATTACGAACAACTAGAGCTCTATTACCTATATTTACTACCTTGAAACAAGGTATACATACAACTAATAAAGAAATAGATATAGAATCTATAAATAGATTAACTTCATATTGTAATATATTGGAGAAGATAATAACAGCGCATGGAAGTATTACAACTATTCCATATGGAATATATAATAATCCTATCGTATTATATATACAAAATACAGTTACTAATATTCTTAAATCTATCAATGCTCCTTCTATTAATCCTCCATTACCTACATCTACTATCACAGTTATAGGTTCTGAAAATATATTATTGAAAAATATGAACGTATTATTATGGAGTGCTTTAATAAAATCAGCTTCACCTCCAGAACATTTAAGAGCAATTGCTAACGAAATGTTTATAATTCAATATCATATAAATTTACATTATTTTAATTATGGTTTATATAATTATTTAGTATCGTTGTAATAATGTTACGTCTAAAATATTATGGACTTCCATCGAAATGTTGTTTGCAAGATTCTTCTGTTACAGATTGTGATCCTGTATTTAAAAATCCTAATAATATAGAATGTGCTAAACCGTTAAGTTATTTCTGTAGATCTAACACTTTAACAGATCCTAATTGGGATATATGGACTGAAAATGAACAATGTAACGTATTGATAGGAAAGATATCTAATATAAATGTAGTTGCATCTATAGTTATAGATGCAATACATTCATGGATAAGATATATCAGTTCACAAACTGATCTAGGTATTAAAACTGATATAGAATTAGCGCATACAGTAATGAGAGTTTTTTTAGATAATTGTTCCAGAACGAAAGGAGCATGTGATGGTATGTTAAATGTATTGTGCGAAAATATTACAAAAGATTATCTATATACTCTATTAAAAACATTCGATAGTAGTGATCGAAGTCATAATATAATAACTGCATGCGCTTGTCATATGAATAAAGATCAATATATGAAATATTCAGGTTTAATAGATAAAAAATATTTTCAATCGTGTGATCCTTTATGTAATATTTCAGGAGTTATAAAATATCATTCTAATGGAATTCCTATAGATTGCAAACAAGTAAATTGTATAATAGATGATGTAATTATAAACATAATAAATTCTAAAGTTGGAAATATAACATTTAAAGAAGTATGTAATGGATGTTTTGGTAAGGGATGTGTTTGTATATTTAATACTGACGGTACTGAAGATATACAATCTATATCTAAAAATTGTTCGAAATGTTCTGTAACCGATAAAAATACAGGATTAACTACCCCATTAAATTGTTCTACAGGAAATCCAACATCTAACGATGGTAAACAATTTTACGAAAAATATAAGTATGAAATAATACCTTTCTTTTCTTTTTTATTTATAATACTAATTCTGATAGTTATTTTCAAATAATAATTATATATAAAATGGCAGGATGTAATTCTACTAATGTTAATACATTTGTTACTAAATGTATGAATGGAACTACAGATATAAATCAATGTAATACTATTTTACAAAATATATTTTTTAACGAACCTGATATTTTATCAGATTGTATGGTAAATGTATTTTTTAAAAATATGTACGATGCTTATTCAACTAGTACTAAAAAGAGACTCGATGTATTCGCAAATTCTATTTCTGGAATATTTAATTTATGTAAATCTGCAGTATCTACAAAAAAATCAACTTACATAGATGTAAGATGTTACGATATTATAAGTTCTATAATGGGAGATTGTATGAATAATGTGTATAAAATTAACTCTCTACAACCACCTGGTAACAATATATGTTACGATATATCAACTTATTTTTCGACTGCTTGTACTACCCCAATTCAGATACAAAATGAAGGATATTGTATAATTTTTTTAAATCAATTTTATTATACTTTCTGTAGTGTCAACACATCGGATAAAGGTACAGATTTGAAATATTTAGCTCATATTACATTTGATATACTAGATGGAAATATATATCGAGATTTTTATAAAGAAGTTAATACTATACACACAAATTGTGGAGTATCGTACAGAAGTGATTGTTTAGTATTATTAGAGTCTAACATATCGTCGTGTTTAAATCCTCTTACTGAAGAGATTATCCCTATATGTAATCTATCTATGCCGATATTATTTGCAACATGTGGAAATAAATATTCATCTCAATGTATTAATTATTTATCAGATTTAATTACTAAATGTATTTCAGGAACATATAATTATGATACGTGTAGCGGAATGATCAATGTCATATTGAAATATTCTATGTATTATCCTAATATAACGAGTGATGATCAGTTATTATATATATTTAATATGTGTGTCGATAATCAATCTGATGGATGTCAAAATTTTATAATATATATGTTATCGAAATGTAACACATCTACAAAAGGAGTTAACTGTGATAAATATTTTAATGTTATCATGAATAAATGTTTAAAAGATCAATCTACATCTACATTTTTTTGTATAGATAATTTTATTGTCTACGATAAGTTTTGTTCGGATGGATCTTATAAATCAAATATATGTCAATCGTATGGAGGATATATATTAAATTTATGTATACAATCATGGGAAGAAATTTGTAATATATTTATTGTATCAGGGATTGCTACGATGGCAATATCTAATTATTTTATAGCTAATTTCCCATCTACATCAGATGCAAAGTTTAGCGATTTATATATAATAGATTCTTTATGTAAAAAAAATATATTAAATTGTAATTCTGGATTGAAAGTATTTTGTTCTCAGTTTTATTTAAAAGAATTACATCAATATTATTACAAAGGAGTTCTTCTTCCTCCTTTACAACAAAAATTATTACAATTATCGTGTGGATGTTATCTAAATCCTAGCTATTACAAAATACCTAAAATATCAACATATTGCGATCCTATATGTTCTAGATCTGATCTTATACCTTCATCTTGTGCTAGTGATATATGTATAATATACGATGATTGGATTTTTATGACTGCTGAAACAGATATTAGAAAAATGTATAATAAACAAACATGTAGCGATTGTTATTTCGCTGATACGACTATAGATATTGTAAATAGTTATCTAAAAGAAGGTCCAAAAATAGCAGATTTCTGTACAAATTGTTTCGATAAAAGTAGTAATAAAATAGATTGTACAACTGGAATTGAAGAGGAAATATTAGATTATATTAAATCTCATAAAATATATATAATATTATTTGTAGTACTATTGATCATATTTATAATTATTATATTATGAAAAATGATATTTATTAGAATATAATATATATATTACTTAATCATGAATTACTTTTTAATATTAGTAGTTGCAACAATTATTAATATTTCAACGAGCAAAACATGTATAAAATTAAAAAAGAATCAGATGTACACAGAAATCATTCAACTTCAACAATGTACTTCATATGTAGTAAATGAACAATTTGCAACATGTACATTCAAAACAATTGACTCTTCTGTATATATGAAAATATCTGATATACCGTTTAGAGTAAATGGAATCAAAAATTATGCTGTTTCTTATTCATTAACGGAACAAATACAACGAAAACATACAAAAGGAATTAGAACATTTAACAGAATGACGTTCGTAGAAAATCTAATGAACTCGGTAAATAAATGTATAAATGAAACTTCAGAGTTCTTAAAGATGGAAGTATCCCCAACAATTCACAATGGAAATATGACGGTTACAATATCGTGTAACTATATATCTTCCCCGTGTTATAAAGATGCAGATCATCTACATGAAAATATAAAAAAATCGATGAATGAAATGTTAGATATTCAAACTCTATTAATGTATTACGACATATATATGTGTATATTTTTAACTTTATTGTTAATTTTAGGTGTAACATTATCTATTGCATATGTTAAACAATGTATATATTTCCATAGTGTTACAGATGTAATGTATAGATATTGTATAAAAAATGATGGTAAAATAAAATATATTCCAGAAAATGTACAGTCTGATGATGAAGATGGACATACATTTACAACTTTTCTTTCTAACGAAACGATAAATAAATCGTATTTAGAATATTTAAATAATGAACAATTATATAGTACTAAAGTGTAAAAAATAAATAAATATATATCTATTCTATGAAGGATATATATTTATAAAAAGTGATTTATTATAATATTAATTACCTCTTTTTACACAGAGGAATTATAATGAATCTATTAATATTCGGATTATTACTTCCATGTATATTGGGTAATTCATATACTATTTCTACATATAGAAATATATTTGATATAGACACATATAAAGATATATATATATATTTTACACATACAATATGTTCTGAACATATTCATTTATGTATAATCGAAAGTGATGAATGTACATTAAATACTATATATGAAACAGAGGTATACGATGTAAATGTAACGTATTATTATGAATATGAAATAATAATGGATAAATTATCTATAAACTGTTTATTACAATATTTTTTTAAAAAAATAAATGGGAAAACATATACTGATAATATAGCATTTAATTGGACAATAAAAATAAATGAGAAATATATAGAAATGACTATAATTAGTTTTTATAGCGATATTTTATATATAGATGGTGATGAACTTCCTGATGAAGAAAATGATGTTGAACTTCCTGATGATGATGAATTTCCTGATGACGATACTAAATATTAAAGGAAAGTATACATAAAATAGTAAAAATTTATTCTACCTCTATTTGTCATGGAAAATACAAAATAATTATACTTTTGTTAATATTTTTACAAAATTGATTTTAAAATGTTACTTAATATATAAAAAATATATTCTTCCACCGGGACTTCTATTAATTTCATAATCTGAAATTGATACAAATTTCGGTGCAAAAATGATTTATATTTACTTTTATTAGAATAATAAAAATAATTCACTATGGAATTTAAATTTATTGTAGTGTTGTTGTTGATAGAAAAATGCTATTCTACTTGTCAATCATTTGATCATCAAAATGATCAAGTGTGTGAAAATCTTAGAAATGGAAAATGTAAATATAAGAAATTACCTATAATATATACACAAATAACGGAAGATGAAAATATGTACATAGATATTCCATCACATTGCGATGAATGTTGTTCAATGTTCGAATTATATATCAAAAATGTTTCTGATCTCTTGTTTCTTGGTGTGAAATGTTCTAGTGATATTACATCGGGAAAAATATACAACAATTTATTACAACATAAAAATGATGAAGAAACATTTCAATATGTGTTGTATGATTCAGCGAAACAATGGATATTTGTAAGTTGTCGTGAAAGAAATTATACTCATACAGATATGTTTAGAATAACTCACGGTTCAAAGGCTTTCGTTAGACTTTTAACATCAACGAGTAATATAAATATCGGAATGATAACATATATCGTCATAATGATTATATTACAATTATAACATAAAAAATGAAATTATATAATATATATTATATATTATATTAACAGCTAAAATGTATAACATTTTATTATTTATAACTTTTTTTACAGTACAAAATATACATTCATACAAATATGAATTTAATATTGAAGATATATCTACTAAAGATAAATGGAATAATCATATTAAAATAGATATGAATTTTTATGTATGTAAAAATTCAATGTTTTTTGATGAATGTGAAAAAGAATTTAATATATCAACGTGTAGTAAATTTCGTTATTCAACTTCTATACTAAATAATGCTGATTTCGAATTCAAAATATATGATCAAATATTTAAAATTAATACTATATCTCAATCTATACCTATTGTGTATAATATGAGATGTATGTTGTTTTCATATTACGATGATATACGAAATTTATTTCCTTATAAACGAAGTATAAAAATGTATATACATTTTAATTTATTATCAATACAAATATTTGTATTAGGATATATAAAATATGATTTTAATTATATAAAATTCACAGAAAATAATACTTCAACTACAGATAATATTACTTCAACTACAGAAAATAATACTTCAACTACAGATAATATTACTTCAACTACAGAAAATATTACTTCAACTACAGAAAATAATACTCCCACTACTAAGAATAATAATCCAATTACGGATAATATTACTCCAGCTACAAACAATAATATTCCAATTGAATGTAAAAATGATAGTAATAAATTACTTATTTTAATCAAATTACTCATATAAAAACAAAAATATTTATATTTCCATATGGAAATATAAATAAAAATTGAAATCTAAGATGATATTTAATATATTAAATATCAACCAAATTAAAGATGAATGAATTAATATCATTTATTATTTTATTACTATCTGTACATAAAGTACAATCAGAAACATATCTATTCATTTTAGATACTGTAGATATTCCATATTTATGGGATGATAGTGTAATATCAAATATCAAAACAGAAATATGTAAACCATCAAAATATGTTGAAGAATGTAAAACTTTACACAATGTATCATCATGTAATGATACAGATTACTATTATACTGCAAAAAATAATTCATTACATCAATCATACATATATGATTTAATATATGAAATCGGTACATTGAACAATAAAATACATCTTGTATCTGATATAAAATGTATGTTGAAAATAAATCATGATAATATATATCACTTCTTCCATGAAAAAGATAATATATTTGCTGCAGTGATTGTAAATTCACACAATATAACAATTAATATATTAGGACGTGAATTATATAGATCTTCGACAATTTTACCTACATATAAAATGACTAGTAGTGAAATAACTAGTCATGAAATGACTAGTCGTGAAATGACTAGTGATGGAATGACTAGTCGTGAAATGACTAGTGATGGAATGACTAGTCGTGAAATAACTAGTCATGAAATGACTAGTCGTGAAATAACTAGTGATGGAATGACTAGTCATTTCATGACTAGTAAAAAAATATTAACAACTAAACATATTATTCCTACTAAACGATCATTAGCATACAGAAACCAAATATATTTCGGTATCGCAATAATACTGACATCATTAATATAAAGTAATTTACTATAATTTTTATATTTCTTTAGAAATATAAAAATGAAATTATACACTATATTTCTATAACTTTAATAATACATAAAGATGAATTCAATAAATATATTTTATTTCCTTTTTATTTCAAGTGTACATTCGATTTTTATTGAATTAAATTTACATGATTCATTATCATCCCGTGAAAAATGGAATTCTCAAATAAATTTATCGATATCAAAAAATGTATGTAGAGAATATGAGAAATATTGTAATTCATCATTTGTAGAACATTTTTGTAATGGTATTGATTATAATATTATTATACATAATAACACTCTATTTGATACAAAAATATACAATTTTATATTTCAAGTCTATAGTGATAGAGTTGGAAAAAATCCATTAAATGAAATTAAATGTATGTTTCACACATTTTATGAAAAAATACATGAAATATTCGGTTATAAAAATAATACAAAAGCTGCAATTTTCTTTGGAAGTAATTCTGCATCTATATATATACCAGGTGATGTATTACATCCTCCTGATGAAAATATTATATCTATGATAGATGACAAATCTTTATCAACACAAAAAAATATTTTGTTATTATGTACGACGACGATTTCGTCGTCGTCGTCTGTAATAAATATAAAGGTTATTTATATAACATTAATATTATTTCATATTTAATTTCTATAAATTTATATTCCTATTTTAAAGAAAAGGAATATAAATATAAAATGACTATGTTTTTTTATATATCAATATTAGTACCTGTATTATCCTTTTATTTACCTCTTGAAGAAAGAAATTGTACGAAAACAAAATATAATAATTTTCATGGTATAGATGTTATTGATAATATAAATTCTACAGAATGTATATCTGAAATTGAATATGATTATACATATTTAGAAACGTTAATACCATCTCTATTTGTTGTGATATGTATAACAGGAGTATGTATATTGTATTGGAAGAGTAAAATAATTAGACGAATAAATATGTAAATAAAAATAGTTTATTATATTTCATTAACATATGTTTATTTACAGTAATGAATACTATATTAAATAAAGAAATTATAAATATTGATATATACGATAAAAATATTAATGGAATAAGATATTTCGGAATATCTATACAATTAGAATCGAATGTAGAATTTATAGTAGGAATTGATATTAATAAAATGAAAAATGAATCTGTAGTTATATATTTCGAAAGTAATCTTATGTATATTACTAATAATGAAAATATTAATGCTAAACTTAATGAATTACGTAAAATTATAGGATCTATAATTTTAGATTGTAAATATACATTTATATTCGATGATAAAGTTAGTAGAATAGAATGTGTGTTATATTTAGATAATTATAATTATATAAAAATATCTATATGTTGTAATATGTATATAGATGTAAATTATATATTAGGATTAAAATAGTAAATAAAATTGATTTATAAGTAATTAGATATATTATTTAATTACTTATAAAAATGGAAGATGAAGAAGGATATATAAATTTAGTTAGTAAAATATTATCTAATGGTAAAATATTTACAAATGATTCTCATATTACATTATACATATTCGGTACACAGTTGAAATTTAATTTAACAGATAAATTTCCAATATTAACTACAAAATTTATATCTTTATACAATGTTGCTAATGAATTATTATGGTTTATAAGTGGTTCATGCGATACAAAAGATTTATCAAAAAAAGGTGTGTGTATATGGGATGGAAATAGTACAAGAGAATATTTAGATTCCAAGAAATTTTACAATTATCCTGTTGGAATAATAGGTCCATCATACGGATATCAAATGAGAAATTTCGGTGGAGAATATGGAAATGATGATGTGAAAGGAAAAGATCAAATAAAATATATAATAGATAAAATACAAAATGACCCCGAAAGTAGGAGTATAATTATGAGTTTATGGAATCCAATCGATGTACATAAAACTAGTTTACATCCGTGTCATATATTATCTCAATTCGATGTAAACGAAGGAAAATTAAATTGTTCGATGTATATGAGATCTGTTGATGTAGGATTAGGATTACCTTATAATATATCATCTTATTCATTATTAACATATATATTATCTCATATATGTCATCTTACACCAGGAACATTAACTATGTCTTTAGGAAATACACATATATATTTAGATCATATAGAACCGTTAAAAAAACAAATGAAAAATTCGATATATCCATTTCCTACACTTCGTATAAACAGACAAATAACTGATATAGCTGATTTTACATCAGATGATTTTACATTGATAAATTATAAACATCATGGTAAAATATATATGAAATTAACTACAATATAAATATAATTATATAGATAATCTGATACCGATTATCTATATTTATCCATAGAAAATAAAAAATAAAATATAAATATGGCATTATATATACATTTTAATTCTAGATATAGAGATCCATCATATACACAATATAAATATGAAACTACAATATCAAATCCATTCGCTGAATGTTCATCATACGACATGGAAATACTACATGTAATTATACCTTACGATGATATATCTATATTAAATCCTATTATATATGTAAATATATATTCTACAGGTTGTAATTCATCGAAAACATTGAATATAAATAATGAAGATATAAAATATGTATGTAAATACGATAAGATTCAACCGAATCATTTAGGTAAACCTAAATGGATACATTATACATCATGTGGAATGAAGTTTAACACAGGATTTCAATTTAAGAATGATATAAAAGTTAGTATAACAGATGTAAACAATAAACATATACATTCGGATAATAAAAACGATACATATATTACTATGAAATTATCATTTTAAATAATTCCACTAGAGTATGCATTTATTAAAATCATACCTATCATTAATATCATCATTAAAATAGATAATCCTATCAATCCGTACATAACTTTATAGTATGCTGATTCTTGTTTACATCCTGAGAAATATAATATAAGAACTAATGTTAATGTTACCATAGAGTTCAAAAGACTTATTATTTCGACAATCATATTTTATTATATTAAAATTATAATAATTGTAACAATTTATTGTTACAATTATTATGCTAATAATAAATGTAACAATTTTGTTACATTTATCCATGCATAGATAAAAGATGTTTATTTTAAATTTTTACACTACATATGCATGTGTAGTTGTATTATTTAATATTCACGATTGTATACTATCGTAAATATATAAATAAAACATTTCTAATCGTATACTAATTTCGAACTATTTAACGTTTATACACATAGAGACTATATTTTATCATTGTTTCATATATAAAAAATATACAATAATTTTTTTTTACAAAATTACGGATTTATAATTTCAAATATACTATATATGAGAATATACTCATCTATATATATATAATAACGATTTTTAAAACTTACATCTGGAGGAATTGCTTCGTCGAAAAATAAACGTAAATGTAAATAAAAAAAATCATTTTTTTACATTAAAAATGATATTGTTTTCGAAATATTTGTATATTAACTATATTTTCTGTAAAACAATGGGGAAAAAAACCAAGTTTAAAAAAACCACTATATTAGATGATGTGTTTAAATACACAGAAAAAAGTATTACATCTGTTGAACAATATGGACCTTCATATATACAAAAGATGTTAGATGCAGATATAAGATCTGCATTTTCAAAATATATAGATATTATATTATCAAATATGGTATTTGGATTAATAATTCCTAATACATTAGTTCATTCTAATGATATAAGAGTTAGATTTGTTTATCTTATAGATTCTACAAATTCTACTAATGAAAGTAGAAATATGGAATTTGATGAAGAATTCGATGATAAAAAATATATTGATAATTTAGTTGAAAGAACAAGAACAATATGGAAAGGAGATCATCTTCCGTCAGATGATGAAATAAAGAATTGTAATTTTTGTAAAGAATACGGAGTTGTATTATTGAATGGAAAACGCATATTATTACAAGCAAGTAATTATACTATAGACTATTCAACTGTAAATGGAGAAGTATATAGATATAGTACAAAATATCATGCAGAATTTATGTTTTCAAAATTAGATACAGATTTCAAACTGAAAAAAGTTCGTAAATCATATTATACTATACCGCAATTATCTTCACGAAATATGATAGATATACACCGTGGAAAAGATGAATCTAGTATTGTAGTTGGTATACCTCTCAACATAATACATTATATAAATGAATGTACGAAATTGTTACATTCATTTAATATAAATAAAAACAGAGCAACCATTAATAAAGAAAAATTTACGATAGGATTTATATCATCTTATCAATTTAAAAAAGTAATTGAATATAGAAGGAAAATGAGCATGATGATAAATAATGATCTTTATACTGGAGGAAATATAGAGCAAATAATAAGAGGATCTAAAATAACTAAACGAAATCAGATGAAAGAATTACTACTATTCGAAAGAAAAAATAATTCTACATCTACTTATAAACAAAGGATACAGATTTGGTACGATTATACATATATAAATAGACATGAAGAAGATGCCAATTATATGAATACATATTCAAATTTATTTCTATTATATTTAGGTATTATCCCAGAAATAAATGTATTAACTACTTTGATAAATGGAGTGTCATTAAATTCTAGAGATTGTACTCACATGTTTGAACAAATAAATAGTTTTCTTACTTAAATAAATATTATTTACATACATATATAATATGTATGTAAATAAGATATTACATTTATAAATAAAATGGCTGTAAATGTGTTATACTTAACTGATATCAATAAAAACATACATATATGGAATATTTATGTTCATGATAATATAATATATATATTATCAGGAATCGTAGATGATAACATAACATCTAGTATTTATGGAACATATCATTCTGTAAAAGATGTAAATAAATTATACGAAGATAAAATATTAGAAGGGTATAAAAATATATCCGATTTTATAGGATATAGATTAGATAAAAAAACACAATCTATACGTTTATTCGATGTAAGTGTAAACACTAAATACAATTTTTTTGATAAACAAGGGGATATATTTTATACTCCGAGTGTAGGAATATTCGGATCCCCATATGTATTAGTATATCCTATATTAGATGGTGTATTATGTGTATGCAGTATACAAAATAATAAAATTATATTTCAAGTTATAGGTAATGATATAATATTGAAAGGATTTTCATCCATAAAAAAAGAAATGATGTCTATATATAATGAAAATGAACATTCATGTATTTTTATAGGATATTTAAAATATAAAGGAATTTACCATGAAAAAAATAAATTTATTTATGAGAAAATATATAACGATAAATATTTATCTAAATCTGATGAAAGTTATATTTCTTTTTATATAGTAGATTATACTAATTTACATCAAACTCGTATAATGATGACATATTCGAGATATCGTAATCTATTATATTTATCAGATGATAAATATAAATATGTGAAATATATTGACCCTGCTATCGTAACAGGAAAAGCAAATTTATATAGTTCTTATAAAGATGTATTAGATTTAGGGTATACTGGAATAATTATTATGAAATTTAATGGAGTAGATTTACAAACAGATATAACATATTCAAAACAGTATTATATGGAAACATATAAGTTAACTCTAGTAATAAAATATTTTAGACGTACAGTACGAAGTATAATATATAGAGTAGAATATTTTGTTCCATCAGATTATAAGTATAAAGGATACGGAAAATTAGATGTAGAAACATTTAAAGGATATAATGTTTATGGTAAATATACAGATGGAATATTATATACGGTAGATGTATTTTTTATAGACGATATGATTTATTACGATAGTTATAATAATGTAATAGATGTATTAAATACATCATATATGATAGGAAAAACTGTTGATATTATATTTTCATCTTTTACATACACAGGAGTTCCGAGAGATAGTCAAATTCTAAAAATATATATAAATGAAAACGATAGAAACAGTAGTATTATATAAAAAGACTCGGAATAACATATATGTATTTAAAGTATATAGAGAATATATAGGAGATTTATATTTATTACAAGGAATAGTTGATGAAAATAGACCTATATTTCCTAGAAAAATAAATAATAAATACAATGAATATCAATTAATATATAAAGCTGTAAAAATTGGATATAAATCAAATTTAGAAATATTTCCGTATCAAGTTGTATACGAAGAAGAAAAAATATGTATAATACCTAAAAATAGATATTCAGCTTATGAATATAATAAATTAGATATTGATATATTTAATAAATGTAAAAAATATACATTAACTTACGGATATCAGAACATAATAGGAGTAGATTGTATATGTAGTTATCAAAATAAAGTTATTATACAAGTAGGGGATAATAATCGTATATTGAAAAATTGTATGAATAAAATTAAGAAAAGTTTATCTATGTGTTATAAAAGAACAGATAGAAATATAGTTTATATAGGTGTAATATATTCGGATAATATGAATAATAATTATAATGTAATTATACAGAAGATTTATAATGATGAAGTCATTCCTCGTGAAATAGAAGATGAATTTCGACTTATGATATTAGATTATACTCAATATATACATACAAATATATTATATCCATTCGAAAGACACGAATATATGATGCATACATTTTACGAAACTAGAAAGGTACAGAAATTTATAAAATATGATACATATAAATATATTTTTTATACCTGGTTTGTTCTTTTAATTGATAAAGCTACGGTATATGAATATTATAAAAATGCATTTGATAATGATAGAATAGGAATAACTATACTTTCTAGTGATAGTACATATATAAATGGTGAATATACTAAATTAATGAAAAATATGTATAATGAATATACTGAAGAAGTTAAAATATTGAAGGTATTGAATTATAGAACATTCATATGTGAATATAATGTACCTGATAATTCTCCTAATAAAGGAATGGGATATGATAATAATGAAGATAGATTTAAGAATTTTAAATTTATTCCTGAAAAGAATATTTACGAATTGGAAATAGAATTACCACAAAACATGTACGAATGCGATATATCTTTACTCGATAAAAATGTAAATATAAAATATAATAGTTTTACATATGAAGGTATACCTAGATTTCCTGTAATAAGTAATTATTTATATGATCGATCTTCCATGTGATAGGAAATTTTTCAACTTATTAAACATGGAAGTTAATATAAATAATAAAATAAATATATATATTATTAAATATGATAATTCCTGTATTATATAAGAAAACTAGAGATAATAGATATCTATTATGGCATTGTAAAACAAATGATGAAGGAGAAGTATATCTAGTATACGGAGATATTGATCAACATACTACAATGCACATTATATCAAAGAGATGTAATTATAATGTGCTTAATGCATATCTATTAAAACTTGAAGAAGGTTATAAAACTAATATGGAAATAGCACCATATATGGTTGATCCTTCAACTAAATGTAAAGTTATTGAAGTAATGTATAATTATATGTGTTTGCATATGAATAAGGAATTATTATATTGTTATATTTATGAAGATGGTGTAACATGTACATGTAGTTTCCAACTAAATAGAGTTATTATATATAATACATATAATAGATTAATATCTAATGTACCTTCTATAATGAATGAATTATATAAATATTTTAAAAAAGGTAACAATATGAATACTGTATTGGTAGGTGTAATATATTCACAACAATTAAAAGACGAAGATTATAATAGTTTCGCAGATGTTAAATGTAATTTGTTATACGATGATAAAAAAATACCTCCAGAAATAGAAAAAAAACTTAAATTCAGTGTACACGATATTACCGAAATATTACATTTAAATTTTTTACCTAAATGGGTAAGATATAGTAAAATACACAAAGACTTCCATAATACGAAATATAAACATTTAACATATGCGATTAATTTAATATGTAACGACGAGAATGAGGTATATGATATGTATAAAATAGCTATTGATCAAGATGCAGACTTGCATGTATCAAATCATGATAATTTATATTTCAGTGGATTTATAACTAATACTATGTGTTTATATTATAAATTTGAACTAAAATCAAATATTACAGTTATGGATTATGTTTATGAAAAGAATGACCTATATTATATAATTCATTATAAAATAAAGAAAAAGAATATAGATATAAGTAAATATAACATTTTTACAGAAAAAAATAGTATAAAAGGAATAGGAACGTATAATAATGATCCGTATATAGGTAAATATTCTATTGTAACAGAAACTAATAAATATACCATATATAAGGTGTTTGTATTAGTTAAAGAGACTGAATTTCGCAGTAAAAGTATTAAATTACAACCAAAAATTATGATAGGAAAGAAAATAACTATATTTTATCATAGTATAATGCCAGATGGTGTACCTAGATATCCATATACATAGTAAAAATGAAATAATAAATATATATAAATGAATATAATACTTCCAATATTATATTCGATATCTAAAAATAATAAAATATTAATATGGAAAATATCTGTATTAGATAATGAAATAATTACAGAATATGGTCAATTAGGAAAGAAAATGATTATAACTAGAAGAGAGTCAAAAAATGCAGAATTAGAAGCGGAGAGAAAATGGAATTTAAAAAAAGATGGATCATATTCAGAAAATATTCCATCGAATAATTGTAGAGTAAAAATTAATGATATAGAATTAATATCCCCTATGTTAGCTCATAAATATGAACCGTGGAATTATAATTTATCTGTAAAAGAACAATCAACAGTATCTAGATCATCAGAAAAATATATAAAATTTTCAGAAGGTGTATATATTCAACCAAAATTAGATGGAGTTAGATGTGTATGTAGTAAACAAAATGGAAATATAATTTTACAATCAAGAACAAAAAAAATATTTCCTCATCTAGATCATATACGACATGCTATGTTATCATTATATAATGATATAGGTGATGATAGTGTAATATTTGATGGAGAATTATATTTTTATAAAGAATCTGCGGAAGATGTGGATACATTTCAAGAAATAATAGGAATAGTTGCTAATAATAGAATATTATCTCATGAAATGGAGAGTAAAATAGAATATTGGATATTCGATATAGTTTCACCTATGACAATAAAAGATAGATATTTATATTTAGATACTATATTTAATAATAATAAAATAGATAAATTAATATTGGTTAAATATACAATATGTTACGATTGGTTAGATGCATATGAATTGTATAAATATTATATCGAACATTATTACGAAGGAATGATGTTAAAATCAATTCATTGTTTATACCAAGAAGGATATAGATCAAATTATATGAGAAAATATAAAGAAGCGATAGATGAGGAAGTTAAAATAGTAGGATTTACAGAAGGATCTGGAAGAGAAAAAGGATGTATAATATACAAATTTAGATATAATGTGAAAATAAAAAAGATATATCTAGATAATATGTTAGATCATGATGAATCTAAAATCAATAATTATGAAATAGAATCTATAAAATTAGGATATATAAAATATATAGTATATGCTAGACCAGTTGGATCTTTAAAATATAGAGCTGAAATATACAGAAAAGCATTAGAAAATCCTAAAATTGTAATCGGTAAATATCTCACAATAAGATATAATGGATTTACTAATAAAGGTATACCTAGATTTCCTAGAGCTATTGCTATAAGAAATTATGAATAATAATTATTACTTTTTATTACTATACACTCTCGACTAATAAGAGTGTATAGTAATATGTACATGATAGAGGTTATACGTATGATTAAATATAAAAATAGTTGATTAAGTATATAAAAATAGTTGATTAAACATAAGCATAAAATATTCTTGATTAAACATAAGCATAAAATATTCTTGATTAAACATAAGCATAAAATATTCTTGATTAAACATAAGCATAAAATATTCTTGATTAAACATAAGCATAAAATATTCTTGATTAAACATAAGCATA